GGTGGATTGAACGGAACTAACCGTATGTTCTTGGGTCGTTTGGTTAACTTCTTTGTAGGAACTGACCTTGCTAACGAAGAAGAGGACTACAGATTCTGGTACAGCCAAGATAACGATGAAGTTCGTTTCCGTGCAACCATGAAGTATGGTGTTCAGTTTGCATTCCCTGATCAAATCGTTCAGTTTAAATTAGCTTAATCATAGAATATGAGCTGCTCTCTAACTTCGGGATTTGTATTAGACTGTAAAGACTCAGTAGGAGGTGTTAAAGCCATCCATTTGATTAACTTTGCAGCAACAGGATTTACCGTAAGTGGTGGAGAGGTTACAGCAACCACCATCGCATCAGGCAGCGTATACACATACGAAATGCCTAAGGGTGTGGGTTCTATGACTACCACTACTAACGTCTCTCAGGAAAACGGAACTGTATTCAACCAAACTGATGTTGTGGCTCGTTTGAGAAAACTTGCTACTACTAAGCGTAACGAATTGAAACTTCTTTCTCAGAACAGAGTATTCTGTATTGTAGAAGATAACAATAGTACTTATTGGTTAGTTGGAAAAGAATACGGTTGCGACATCACCGCTATGACTTCTGAAACAGGAACTGCAATGGGTGACAATTATGGATACAATTTCACTTTGAGTGCTATTGAGTCTGAAAGTCCTTACAAATTACAGGCTTCTGTTGTAACTGCTCTCTCGATTTAAGTTTTCATAGTTTCTTTATTAAAGGGGGTGGCTTCGGTCACCCTTTTTTATTTGCCAAAAATCGACTTTTATTATTTACTTATAGATGCTACAGATAAATAAGGCGGAGAGCAAGAATTGGTACTTGACTTTAACCGAGAAAACCACTATCTCTAACCCTTACTATTTGTTTAGCCTTAAACATCGTTTAACTGCCGTAGAATATAACTTTCTTTTAACTGATATTTCAAGCTACAAAGAGCGTTACAACAAGTTTGCAATTACTGAAGGTGCAACGGTTACTCTTGATGCAGGTGAGTATCTTTACAGAATCTACGCTCAGACTTCATCAGTTAACACAAATCCTGAACTTGCAAACGAACTTGTTGAAGAAGGAATTGTAAAAGTTGACTTTGATGTTACACGGACACAATACACCGTTGAACTAAACGAAAAAATATACGAAATCGAAGCACCTGAAAGCATTGCTTATCTATTGTTAGAAAGCGGTGATTTCCTGCTTCAAGAAGATAACTCAAAAATTTTACTATAATGCCAGATAAAAAAATTAGTGCCTTAGATGCCATAGTTACGATAGCAACGGATGACGTTCTACCTATCGTGGACACCTCAGCATCTACTACAAAGAAAATAAGCATTGCTCAAATTAAAAGTGAAGCACCGGTACAAAGTGTTGCTTCTAAAACAGGATCAGTTACTCTTGTTAAGGGTGATGTTGGATTGGGTAACGTAGATAATACTGCTGACTCTGACAAGCCTATTTCAAGTGCGACACAATCAGCTTTAAACGCTAAACAAGCGACTTTAGTTAGCGGCACTAATATCAAGACCATTAACAACGAATCTCTATTAGGAAGCGGAAATATCACAGTTGGAGGCGGTGGCATCTCTGACGGTGACAAAGGAGATATAACCGTGTCTGCAAGTGGAGCGACTTGGACTATTGACAACGGTGTTGTAAACAATGACAAAATTGCAACAGGAATAGACGCTGCAAAGTTGGCTGATGGAACTGTAAGCAATGCGGAGTTTCAAACATTAAACGGTGTTACATCTGCGATTCAAACGCAATTAGACGGTAAAGTTGATGAAAACGCTGCAATCACAGGGGCGACAAAAACAAAAATAACCTACGATGCAAAAGGTTTAGTAACTGCTGGGGCGGATGCAACCACCGCAGACATTTCAGATAGCAGCAATAAACGCTATGTAACTGATGCCCAATTAACCGTAATCGGAAACACAAGCGGAACAAATAGCGGTGATAATGCAACAAACTCGCAGTATAGCGGTTTGGATGCAGCAAAACAAGACACCCTTGTAAGTGGTACAAATATCAAGACACTTGAAGGTCAAAGTTTACTTGGAAGTGGTAACATTGATTTAAGCAAATCTGATGTTGGTTTGGGTAATGTAGATAACACAAGTGATGCAAACAAACCCGTATCAACGGCTCAACAAACGGCATTAGACACCAAGACAAATAAGTTAATCACAACCAACCGTCAAACGGCTTCTTATACACTTGTTTTATCTGATGCTGACAAGTTGGTTGAAATGAACGTAGGTAGTGCTAATAACTTGACTATACCTTTAAATTCATCAGTTGCATTTCCAACAGGAACTCAAATTTTACTTGCACAATACGGAGCAGGACAAACGACAATAGTTGCAACAAGTGGAGTAACGGTTAGAAGTAACGGAGGAAAGTTAAAATTAAACGTGCAGTATAGCGGTGCAACTTTGATCAAGATAGGTACTGATGAGTGGTATTTATTTGGAGATATAGTGTCATGATTTTAGCAACTCACGGATTTTTAGCAAGTTCCATTGGGCAAATTGATGCTGATGCACAAGCATTTTTTGACAGAGTCACAACCGCAGGAGGTTCGTTGTCAACGACTGAAAAAACTGCGGTCAATACTTTAGTTGTTAAAATGAAAAATGATGGCATTTGGACTAAAATGAAAGCCATATATCCAATGGTTGGTGCAAGTGCGGCAGCGTGTGCACAGAACTTAAAAAGCAGTTCATTTACGGGTACATTTACAAGCGGTTGGACTTTTGCAAATACAGGAGTTAAGCCAAATGGTACTAGTGCCTATATGGATAGTGGTTTAAATGTTAATTCAAATTTAACTATTTCAAATTATCATGTATCAATATACTCTAGAACAGATTTTAATGCAGGATCTTTTCAACCAGATTGTGGTATTACAAATGGTTCAACTCACGGGGTTTGTGTAATTGGTTCAAGAAATAACGGTTCTGCATATTTTGAAAATGGTAGTTTAAACGCATTTTCAGGTATTAGTGTTGCGAATTCTTTGGGTATGTATATTTTAAATTCACCAAGTTCAACAACAACAAAATTGTTTAAAAATAATTCTATAATTTCTACTGTTTCAGGAACACAAACAAGAACATTATTTTCAACTAATCTATATTTTGCGTGTTATAATTTTCTCACTGGTTTACCTTATGGTTTTACTCCAAGAGAAAATGCATTTGCGTCAATTGGTGATGGCTTAACAGACACTCAATCATCCAACTTTTACACCGCAGTACAAGCATTTCAAACAACCCTTTCAAGAAACGTATAATGATAGGCTATATTTTAACAGAAGAACAAGCAAACGAAGTCCAAGGCAAGTTTATCAACCCTTACTGCTTTATTAACTGCGTTCAAGACATTAACGATGTGTGGTTCTTTTTCGGCAACGAGCAAGACAAAGAAACCTTTAAAGATTCAGAATATATGTGGCTTTTTGACCTACCACAAGGCGAATATATACCTAAACCATCACCTTTCCCATTCGATGAAACTAACTGACACAACCGCTAACGCATTAACGACAACGTCCTTTGTAGGGGCTTTTAGCTCTATTGCAACTACTTGGAATCCTATCATCTCTGCAATCGGTGGCTTAATCGCAATTATTACGGGCTTACTTGGTGCTATTTATTACATTAAAAAATTACGAAGATGATTGACCGCATATTTAAAAATTGGAAATCTACACTCTTAGGCTTGGGCGTTATGGCTGTAGGTTTTATTCTCGTTTGGTTTGAAAAAGCAACATTAACTGAGTTTACGGCATTTATTGGTGGAGGTTTACTACTATTATTTACAAAAGATAAATCATGACAGAATTTGCAAGAATAAACTTTGCCGAAAGCAAGATACCTGTTTTCAAAGAAAATAAGGCAAAGAACTATATCACTTACGGTACTGATAACAAGTACCCTCAAATGTTAATTGACCTTTACAACTCTTCTCCTAAACACGGGGCGTTGGTATCACAAAAGGCTCAATATATAGCAGGTGACAAAACAGAGGTCATAGCAAACAACACAGAGCAACTAACAATCGCAAACGATAGACTTGCGTCGATTAACTCTTACGAGTCCTTTGATGACGTTAAAGCAAAGATTGCTGCTGACCTTGAACTCTTTGACGGCTTTGCGTTGGAGATTATTTGGAACAAGGCTAAAACCTCCATAGCTGAGATTTATCACTTGCCATTTCAAAATGTTCGTATTTCTTTAGACGGTCATTATTGGTACGCTGAAGATTGGTCAGATAGAAAGTTAGATCCTATTTATTATTATTGCTGGAATCCCATTACCCGTGAGAACAAGCAGTTGTACTATTTTAAAATGTACAAAGCAGGTCAAGGCGAATACCCTACTGCACCGTATCAGAGTGCTTTAAAATACATCGAAATAGACACGGAGATTGCAAATTTCCACCTTAATAGTATCAAGAGTGGTTTCTCTGCTCAAACTCTATTACAACTCTTCAAAGGCATCCCGACAAGTGAAGAGATGCGTCAGACTATTAAGAGATTCAAAGAGAACTTTAGCGGAACAGATAACGCAGGTTCTATTATCATTCAATTCAACGATCCAAACGAAACTCCGTCTGTCGTTAACAACTTAGCACCATCTGACTTCGATAAGCAGTTTGACATATTAAACCAAACGGTTCAGCAAGAAATCTTGATGGCTCATCGTGTGACATCTCCCATGTTGTTCGGTATCAAAACAGAATCTCAACTTGGAGGTCGTTCAGAGTTGATTGAGGCTTACGAAGCATTTCAGACG